GTTTCTTTGGGAGGGCTTTGAGTCACAGGGGCAGGTCAAGTTAAGATCTAATCATGGGCCTCGTCACATTAAAAGCCGAATATCTTGGCGGGCACATTGATGATGTCTCCAGACTGCAACTCCTCGTCGCGTGCGCGACCTTCTTCCACGGCCTTCAAATCCAAAGGCAGAGTGTAATTTCCCTGATCGATGGTTTTTCGGTTTCAATACGATACAACGCTTCCTCACGATAGCGAGCAAAGCCAAGTACGCCGTACCAACCCATTGGGCGGAAGCGCATCAACTTGTCGGTTACGTTACCGATAACGATGTGTGGTTCTTCTGCTACAGCCTCAGCAATTGCTTGCTGTCCGCATAGCAGAGTATCAAATACACGGGTTACTGGAGTTACAGTAACAGTTGCACCTACAGTAACAGCAGCAGTATTTGCTGTGTTTACAGTAATTGTTGTAGTTGAACCAGTTGTGCTAATTGCAGAAATCAATGCACCTGAAGCAATACCAGTTGCAGCAATCTTATCGCCAACTTCTGCACGAGAAGCAATGACGGAAGATGAAGCAACTCCTATTGTAAATCCTGCTGAAGTACCAGCAACAGTTGCTGTTGTAGTTGCAAGAGCAGATTGGTCTGCACCATTTTTAGCAGATGGGATACGTGAAGACTCTACGAAGAATGCGCCTTCGTAATCTCCAATTTCACCAGCCCAGATATTATCAACGGCAGGTGCTGATTGTGCGTGAACAAAGTTCCAGCCCAAGTTACCAGATTCTGCACGAAGGTCGTGTGAAACTTCTGGGTGAATACCACACCAGTAGTATGAACCACGACGAGCCTTTGCCTTATTGGCACGTAACTTAGCAACAGCCTTGCGGATGTCTGCTGAGTGAATTGTGTCAGAGGCAGTGATAGTTGCTGTAGATGTACGGCTTCCACCGTAAATTACATTTGTTCCGCCAGTTAAAGTTGAAGACACAACTGCATCAATAGAATCAGCAAGGTTATATGCAATAATATTTGCAATTGCTGGGTCTACATCTGCAAGTGAAAACAACTCAAGTGCACGGGTTACTAGGACTGCATTACCGTACTCGTTAAGAGTAATGGTTACTGAAGTCGGTGTTGAGAGCGCTACTGCATCTGGGTCTGTTGTCTCAGATAAAGTAGAGGTCTTTTGGTCTAGGTCAACATAACGTTGTAAAACAACTGTTGAGCCTGGAAAAGCCTGACGGGCAGGACGCTTGTCTGCGACAGAACGAAGTAGTGGTTCTGAACGGAGAGCAAACTCTAGAAGGCGGTCATATGCCTTCTGTACGAGACCTGCGCCACCAGTGGTACCTCCAAGAGAGGAAGCACCTGTATCTGTATAGGCGTTTGCCATTGTTTGCGTCACCTCCAAGTGACTATGAACGGATTAGGAATTACGTAGAAGATTCATTAAATCATCTATAGAGTCAACATTTTCTAATTGTCGCTCTAAATCTACGGCTTTGTCTGGAGCAATTCCGCCTTGGGTAATAATGTCTTGCTGGCGTAATGCAGCAAGGTCTTTCTGCTTTTCCTCTACTTCAGCCTGTGGGTTGTAACCAATTAAATCTCCGTTATCACGAAGCCAAGAATCAATAGATTCTTCTGTGGTATCCTCTACATCTTTAAGTATTAGGCGAGCAGCCTTAGCGTTTACTCCCTTTTTTGCTAGGACTTCTGTGACGGTTCTTTCCTTACGTTCCTTGAGGAATCCTTCAAGTTGTTCGGATAGTTCTTTGATACGCTTTTCATCAGCACGTTTGGCTTTTCTTAGTTTCTTAACTAAATCATCGCCAGTTAATTGCTGCTCTGGTGTATCTTGTTCGTCTTCTTCTTCATCCCAGTAGTTGTTACTCATAGTAACCACCCTTTCTATTCGTTGTTAGTCGCAAGCCTCAGTTCTATCCAGGGGTAGATAGGCTGGCTCTTGCTACCAGTCTTATACACCGTGTGGGGCTGGTCGGTCCACATCGGGATTCTTATATTGTTCCGCCTATATTTC